ACTGCCGCTAGATTGTATATTACCAGAATATACAGTCAGTGCAGATCTGAACGTAGCCGCACCACTTTCGAACTTTAGACAAGCAGCTCCACCCGTAGCACTGTTGAGATATAAATCTCCACTTGGATTGCCGTAAACAGATGTGCTTGACCCTAGTTGGACGCCGCCATATGGACCCGACTGCGACCAAAGATACGCATATTGTGTACCTACAGTATTTGCTGTGCCAGAACCTGACCATATCGCAGATGACTGGATAGTTCCGCTGGCAGACAGGTTTACGCCAGACCCTAATGTAAATGTATATGCTGATCCAGATCCGCTTAAAGCCCACATTTGCGTAGATGAACCGCCACCAACTGTATCAATGTTAGCAGTCATAACGGGGGTAGAAGTGCTACCATTATAAGATAATGAAGCATATTGGCTTAGATTCAAATTAACATATGTGCCAGTCTGCCAGAAAGCAGCTTTGCTAGATGGCGAAAGAGCAAAACCGGTAGAACCGGATGACCCGCCAGTACCAGATGTCTGGATTAACCCGCTTTTAGGGTCACTAACAGTCCAATGGGACTGGGTAGATCCATTGCTCAAGCCGCCAGTCAAATTACCTTCAAAATTACAGCCGGAAACATTAAAATAATCAGCAGTAGTTCCCGCGATTTCGATGCCGTATTTTTGGTTTCCGTAGCCAGCTATGTAAGAACTCATGCCAGCATTGCAGTTGGCAATGGTGAAATACTGCGTTCCCGCCGCAATATAAAGGCCGCTTTTAGAACCGGAACCGGCAGAATATGAGTTGTTTAGGAATGAACAACCATCAAAAATAAGATCCTTAGAAGTGCTATTGACGTAACAACCTTCAGCGCCGCTAACGGCAAATTGGCAATTTACAAACGATGCTTCAATACAATTACTTATTGTAAGGCCCGGATAACCTGATGAAGTACGGCCACCGGAAAACCAACAATTTGTAAATACAAGATTCTGACCATACTGGATGTAAGAATCGATTCTACCGCTGTCGTAGAATCCATTTAAAAAATAACAATGGGCTGGGCTTCCCAAGTATGTTGGGGCAGTGCCTGACCCATTTGCTGTGCCGGTAATAAGCAACGGGCGGTTATTATTATAGAACTCCCCGTCTTTAATGACGCACCCTTGAGTATATCCACCATTCAGACAAATTGCCGCACCGCTTAAAGTTCCAGATGGATCAACATTTAGAACTAGATATTGGCTTAAGGTAACATTTGCAGACTGATTTAAATAAAACCCATACCGTTGTATATTACTCCCAACGGTTCCAATAAAGATATTGCTGTAAAAACAACCATTTTCCCAATTACTTTGAATAGCATCGTAGGAGTTATAGACAGCAAGATTAGTTACAACGGTATTAAATACTTGCGTGTTTGCAGCACCACCTGCGCCTTGTGACAAAAAGCCAGATGTATTGATTGCTCCTTGTGTCGAATATGTCAAAGTTAGGTCTAGAAAAGAATTATTGCTGGCTGTGTTTTTAATTACGTTTTTAGCTGTATTGGATTGTTTTAAGATAGCTGTTCTGAAACCAGCGCCACGCAATGTGATATTAGATACTGAAATTGCAATTTCGTTACTGATAAGGTACGTCCCGTCAGGGAAAAAGACCGTTGCACCCCCGTTAGTAGCCGCATATGCCGCCGCAGCCGTATAAGTTGCTTGAATGGCAACAGTGTCATCAGTAACGCCATTACCAGTAGCACCGTACACAAATACGTTAAACCACCCGGCTTGCCCCGCGACCAGAGCTGCAAAGTTGGCATCTAGGTAGGAATTACCGAGTATGTACGGGACACTGGCCATTAGTATTTGCCATCAGGTTGAAATCTGTAACGCACATTACCAATACGCCAGAAGCTGCCTATATCACTGCTAGATATATTAATAGACACCAAACGACCTCGTATTCGAGGCGTAATGTACGTAGTGTTTTGCGTCATCGTAAATACAGGCGACGATAACGGTGTTTGACCGGCATAATCGGTATAGAAAAACTGGAGTTGTACAGCAGCGTTCTGTGTACCGCCAAAATAGCCCCACTTAAAGTCTGGCCATACCTGATCTATAAACGTCTTTAGATCGCCTTCCTGCATGGTAAAGTAACCAGTGCGGAAAGACGATTCCATAGCGACAGCTACGCCATTACTATTAACGGCGTCAGGCGATGTTTCATGCTGAACAAGATAGCTGGCAGTGCTGCCGGGAAGAACTCCAGCGCCAATTGGCGGGCCAAGCACTGACTCATTAATCCATGCGGTACGGGTAAGAACTCCGTAATCCCACTTTTGCAAATTAACATTATACTTAACGTAGTTTGTAACTTCACCACCGTTTGTTTTGCTGGGATAAAACCAAGAAATTTCCCCAAATCGTGAGTTAGGAGCAACTCTAATTCGCTTCAATGCGGCAGCAGATGTGTCAAGGTCTTGGAAAATTACATCCCAAATTGGGCACACAACTGGCTGAACACCATTAGGTCCAAGCATATAAAACTGGCTTGCACCCATCCAATACACTATGCCGCCAAGAGAAGTTGCTGCTTTTTTAGCTATCAGACCGCAACCAGTAGCAATCTCATTGAATTGATAGACATAAGGCAAACCAACATATTGCATGGCCCAAACAGCAATATCTGTCCAAATCAGGCCCTGTTGAGGCCCCTGAATGCCACCAACAATTCTGGAGCCCTTTGGGACACGGTACTCGCCAGCCTGATTGGTGGGAAGTGCAATCCATGAATTGTAGTCATTAACATCACACCAGCGGATCAAAAGTGGATCTTGAATGCCGTTATCTGTTGATCCATATGCAATAATTTGTCTTTGTGGCATAGCAACAAAAATGCCTTCATTAACTGGCGGAGATTCAGGAATAATATTAGCTGTTGTCTGACCGGATATAGGGGACCAGCTATATACTGGAGTAAACGGAACATCATCAATCGTTGTTTCATGGCTGCAAGCTAAAATAATTTCACCCCAATTATCCAAAGTCCAATCTGTTGATGGGATCTTATTGCCAGTACCGGGGACCACTCCACCGCCGTTGCCAGTACCGTAATCACCGCCGTCATATGTGCCATAACCATATCCGGTTCCAGCAACAGCGCCGCCAGTGCCCTTGCTGTAGATATATCTGGCATTACCGCCATTCATGTAAGCGGAAGTCGACGAAGTCGCGTTGGATGCTACTTGAATATAGAATGTAGTAGATGCCACGCCACTGACAATGTAATTACCAAAAATAGTGACGCCGCCAACTGTTGTAGAAATAAGAGCCGCAAACGTATCGCCATTTTGATATGTATGATTGGGAAGAGTTACTGTAACTACACTGCTGCCACTTGTAGTTGTGTATTGTGGTACAACGCCGCCAGAAGCTACTGTAGAAGTTGCCGGAATAGGCGCACCAAGAACATTTGTGGCAATAATTGAATATTGAGTTGAGCTAATATTAGTGCAGGAATATAGACCGGATATAATTAACCCGCCAACGCTGATTGGCGTAACAACATAAACAGTATCAAGCGAACTAACACTTGTTGTAACTGAATCTGTAATTATTACAGTTGATGAGGTTGCTGTTGTAGATAAGGCAACAGTCGTATCATCATACAGTGTTGTCGGTGTTATTTCTTGTGACGTATTATCAGTAAAAACAGCGAGATAAGATACGTTCGACGCACTATTTCCTGTACCCACCGCTAAATGGGAATTAGCGTTAGTGTCCTCCCAAGCCCACAGCGCACGGACAGCGGCTGGCATGGCAGCTTGGCCAGAGTTGGGATACTTAGTCCAACCACCCAGCTTCTGTGTCAAAGCGCCTTGTACTCGATCAGGAATAAACCGAATCAAATTTGACGTTGAAATGCCAGTTTCGTTTAGAGCTGGCGTTTCGTTCTGATCGACACCCGGATTGAGTTTCACACTTGCATGGGCCATGTTTTAGCCCCGTGACGGAGTTGCAACAGGTGACGGAGATTGAGATGTCCAACCAGAAGCCTCGAACTTCTTGCGGGCTTCCTCAACAGCAGCGCCTTTCAGCAGAGCTTGATATTGGCTCTCATAGCTGACTGCCATCTGTGGATCATCGTTCATGCGACCAAAGTTGCGTTGATAGGCTGAAATATAGATCATCGAAGCCATAATAAACAAATCAGGCAGGTAAAGGCTGATAAAGGTTGTTTGATTGGTGGCTGACATACTGGCAGGACGATATGTTCCAATAATCTCCACCCCATAACTTGCATCAGGCACTGGGCCAACTAGAAACAAATTGTCATTGAATGGTACGAAATATTGCGGCAAACCACGATTCGCTGAAGCATTTGAACCGTATACTGCATCCAAGAACTCCTTTGTAGTTGGCAAGCAAGGGTTTCTGGTGGCAGTAGCAGCATCAGGATCAGACTGGCCAACTGGTGTAAGAATGTTAATTTGTTCACTAACAACGATTGTACCGTCAGGAATAGTCAATTGCCTGTTACCAGCAGTCAAGCTATAGCCTGTTAACGCTGTCGAAGTAAAGAGGAAGTCCAGATCCCTGTACATACGGTTTTCAGCATATGTAATCATTTGGGGCAATACGATCTGGAACTCTGTGTTTGTTGACTCTACAACTGCCATAGTGGCAATTTGAGATACATAACTGGTTGTACCAGCCACGCTGCCATTGTACGAAAGACCAGTAGTCATAGTAACCCCACAGTTTTAAGCAATTTATACTAAAAACAGTCGAGATACTACCCCCCGAAAAACATTCAATCAACTGGCTTTAGCCCTCGAATGGGCTTATCTGCTGTAATTTGAATCATAACAGTTAACATGCTCAAAGCTAAATTTTTGATTTCTGTGTCTTTGATACCATCCGCCGCCTTCGCCAAGCACTGGAATGCAAGGCATCTCTGGGCTTTCTGATCCGAATATGATGGGTAGTTAAAGAACTCATCATCTTCACTGATTATCTCCAGAATTTCATCAGTCATTGGTTACTCCCGTTGTAATCCAAACGTCATCAATTGCATCAACATACACCTTAGTGGTGTATGTCGGCTCAGGTTTTAAAATTTTTCTCATATAACCAAACGATTGATTTTGTTCAGCTTTTTCAAGTAAATCTAACAGCATAAAAATCTCTTTGGCCATAGCCCGCTTTATAATGGTTTCAGCATAATTTAAACTCATATTGGGATCTATATAGA